GAGAATCTTGTTGAACTCCTCGTCTTGCATTTCCAGCATCTTCATGTAGGTTTCGCGCTGCTGCTCGATCAGGGCGGGGAAACCTTCGTCAATTTCGGGATAGATGGAAAAGTTCCCTCCCTTGAGTGCTTGCACTGGAACCACCACGTTTTCGTAGCCTTCGCCTTTTTTTAGTTGGTAGCGAACGTCCTCTTCTTGGGTTTCACTGAAAATCTTTACTTGCTGGTAGGACATATCGTTCCAGAAATCTGCCAGCATAGTGTAGTGAATCCCTTTCCGTCCCAAAGCCAAGTCGCGGTCAGCAGCAAACGCCATCGGTTTGAGAACCTTTTGCATACCACCACTTAGGCTAGGAGGAGCGCCGACCACAAAGCGCGCCATTTCAAAAATATCTGCTGAATGACGAAAAGCCACTTCCGGCCCACGCCCTTTGCGTGACTCGACCTTGGCATCGTGAATACTCTTGCCCGCCGGAACGTCCACGCCCACCATTTCACGCGCACGTAGTTTGCGGCGATTCAAGGCATCCACGTTCACCATCCGAACGTCCACAAACTCCGGCTCAAACGACTTGTACTCAATCCATTCTCGCTTGATGGACTCGTCAAAGTTGTAGGATTCCTGCAAAGGGATGCCGCCCTGGCCGATGGAGTTGCGGTACATGCCGACCCCTGGCATGGTGTGTCCGATAGACCAATGTTCGTCCATAGATTCATTCTCCGCCAATAAGAACACATCGTTGGCGAAGTGAACCTTCACGCCATTGGGGAAATAGTGCAGTAACTCCTCGCGCTTGTCTTTGTCCAAGCGCCAGAAGGTGTAGGGCCGGAGCCACCAGCGCCGCCACGTAACTAGGCTGGAGAGTTCTGCGCCTGTTCCATAGAAGTAGCCATAGGGCTGCATCCGAGCCAAGCGCAGATAACGGTCGTAGCCTTCCTCACCCCCCGAAGCGGTGTAGCCGCCAGTAATTTTGTCAGCTTTGTCAGGGTTGGCGTTCTTCAAAGCACTTTCGTCAATCTCCGACACCAACCCGATGAATGGACACTCGGTTCTGCCACGGGAAAAGAAGGGCAGCCGCATTTCAAGGCCGTCATGTATATCGGTCTTGACTATCCCGTTAGGAACTTCGTAGGTGTGGCTTTCTTGCGGCACTTCAATCATTCTTTCTGGAACCAAGTTCTCGCGTTGGAGCGGGGCCTTGCATCGCACACACAGCCCAGCCGTCAAAACTAAATTAGCGGCGGGATTCATGGTGCCGCATTGGTCGCAAAAATAAGCTGGGGGAATGCGAGACTGGCCCATCGTGTAGGCCGTTTCTTGCTTTGAGCCGTAGAGGTCTTTGTCCACCTTGAAGCGGGTATAAGCGCCAAATACACCGTGGGTATAGGCTAGATAGAGAACATGAGCATAAAGCAAGCGGGCTTGATTCACGCGGTCAAGGTGGGCCTTGGCGGCGTTGGCCGCTTTGGAAGCAATTACGTCCACTTCTTTCTCAAAGTCGGTTGGAACAAAACGGCCTTTTGGTAGCCGTTGAAGTAGGATTGCGATTATACTTTCCCCCATCGCGGTGTAGAAATTGACGGGGTAGAGGTAGGATCGTTCTTCTTCGTCGTTCAAGCCAAAACGCCGAAACACATCGCGGGTAATTTCCCGGTAGTTGTCCACTTCGGCATCGAAGTAGATGTTCTGAATCCCGCGCCAGTAGTAGTCGGCCTTGGCAAAGTGATGGTGAAAATATCTCCAAGTGCTGTTGTGCTCAATCTCGTAGCGATTAACGATTTCGCGCAACGAACGCTGCGCACTATCGGGCAAGTCCTCGCCCTTTGGCTGTAAGAGTTCGGGGTGGTCGGTAGGAGCTTGCTGGACTTGCTGCTCTCCCACAGGGGGAGGGGCCGGGCTGGACACGACCGAAGTGAGAGAACCGGCACCAGGGCTAGTTGCCATTACTGCTTCTTTTTCCGTTTCAGCCGAAAGCGGAATCTGTTCCACGCCTTCGCTTGCGATACACCTCTTCTACGTTCAACAAGGTCTATTACGGCTTCACGAAGGCGTGGAGTTGAACCAGGTAATGCCTGCTTCATCACCTTTCTAGCACCCTTAAAGAATTTCTGCGGAGTAAAAAACCCGGTCTGGAAAATTCGCCCTCTATTCTGTCGGCGCTTTTCAGCCCCTCTTTCAAGCAGTCCGATAGCTTTAACCGCTGCTTTCTCGACTTTGTGAGGAAAGAGTTTTGGCATCTTATTTCTGCCGCAAGCGGAAGCGGTGCTTACTCTTCTTCTGCGGCAACCCTTTTTCCTTGGTGGCGGCGTAGTGGTGCAACTGCTGCTTGCTCATTCCCAGCATGCCACGATTGCGCGCGTAGAGTTTTGAGGGTTCGTGTTTCGCTATGGCCGCGGCGCGTCTAGCTGCCTTAGACAGAGCTGGGGACATAACTAAACCTCTTGGCAAATTGGCGTTCGTATGCGTAATGAAGCCGCTTGTGGTAGGAAGGGCTACAAATCAAAAGGTTGCAGTTGCGATTGTCGTCCTTCTGCATGTTGACGTGATGAACGTTTTCGCCCTTGCGGAGTTTTCTTCCTAGAGCCCTCTCGGCTTTTACGGTATGAACAGGTCTGGGGTTCTTGCCGCCTTCGGCATAGAGGTAGCCATCTTTGCATTTCCGCAGTTGGGCACTATCTCTTCTATGTTTATAACCACATGGTTTACAGCGAGCGTAGTAAACTATCCGAAGATTCGTCTTGCAGTCTGGGCAAAAATCTAGTGGCATGCGATTTTTGTTGCGCGGTAAATAGCGATGCTTCAAATTCCAAGCTGGGCTGCCTAACTTGAATTGGCCTGCGCGTGTCCGCCACATTGCATTCAGGCGTTTTAAGTGCTTCGCTTGCCGCTCAGATATTGCCTTTTGAGGCGCTGGCACCGTCGTCCTCCTTGTGATACTTTTTCCATGTTTCCCTGGCTGAAAATTCTGCTCCGTGTTTCATGGTGAGATTGTACGAGTCCAGGGCACGCTTTTCAAGTTCTGCCCGTTGATCGGCGCTGGAAAGTCCGTAGGGCGTCGCACGTTTCCCGGCGTCGGGATGGGCTTCACTCAATTGTTCACCTTCGGTTGGTTCTATCGTCTTGACTCCCGCCAAGACTTCCAAGACGTGTTCCAACTTTCCCTGCTGAGCTTCCAGCCAACGCACATAAGGGGAACAGTAGGACAGTAGGCTTCTTCGCATTTCAGTCATGCACCGCGAAACATTCAATGGTCACAAATTGCGCTGCTGCTGCTGTGACCGCTATGGTCTGGAATTTTACCGAGCCTGCCAATTTCGTGTGGGTTGAACCCTGGACTGGCACTCCTGAGGTTACACCCGCCCCTTGGCATCGAACGGAATAGTTTGCGTTGGGAAAAGCCGTTACCCAGGTTACGGTGCTGTCGCAATTAGCTCCGACGGTAGCTGCGGTCGCGCAGCTAGTTACACCGCGAATATGCTTGAAGCCACCGCCATCGGCTTTCATTCCAATTTTTGGTTCTAGCACACCGCCGCTGGAAAGCCCCATTGCTTTGGTACCGGAAATGCCGCCCATAATAAATTGCCATTCCGCACTACCGGCATCGAAACCCATCGAACCTCGGTCGGCCACGCCATCTTCCGTCAAGGTAATATAGACAAGGTTTCCAGAAGCAGGCCGGATGTGAATGCTTCCTCTATCCGCGTTAGGAGTGCTTTGAACGCGTAGAGGCTCACTGGCAGCTTCACCAATACCAAGTTGAGTAAACACCTCCACATCACCGCTGGATGGAATGACTCTCAACCCTTTCGTTGCAATCCAGAGATGGTTGTTTGAGCCATTATCTACGACGACCGCTCCCGTGTCTGTGGTGAAAACGTAGTTGTTGGCTGAAGAAGCATCGAACTGGTAGTCCGTGGTGTTGCCTTCCGTTCGAACGTAGGGGAATGAGTTTGCTACGGAATTGGCACCAAAGCGGACTCCAATAGCCCAACCGCTTATATCTGTACCATCAATTACGTTTGTATCCCCTTGGTCAAAATAAACGCCCGTGCCAGTAGGGACGCCTGGAATAGCTCCCCCGCGAATCTGGTTTGCGTTGTTGGTGGCAGCAGATGGCCCCGTGAATCTGGCACCGATGTTCCCATTGCTAAACCACGGGTGAATAATTCTCGTAAATGACGAGAACCCGCCTGCCCCGTCCGACTTGAACAATATCTGTGTAGAGGCAGACGTAAGACCCTGGATTCTAGGGCGAATCAGGTCGAAGAATTGTGTACGGATGGCCTCGATACCAATAGCCGCTGTGCCTGCCCCTGTGATGTCCAAGTTGAAGTCTTGGAACAACGTGTTCTGTGTGACAGACCCCGACCCTCCAATCAAGATGGCCGTCCCTGTCCCAGTGTAGGTGAGTAGCCCTCCTCCACCACCTTTTCCCCAAGGAATTGGAAAGACGATGGCTACACCAGATGTGCCAGCGCCGATGATGATTTGATTTGTTCCGAGTACGTAGGTAGCGTCTGAACTCCCCAGCAGAACAATAGACTTTGGGATGGTCAGGCTGGTTGAGAACGTTTGCGTCCCTGTGCTGCCCCGGTCGTCCGCGATGCCTGCTGTTGGAGCGTCGTCAATACAAGCACGCAGGCGAATGGCTGCATCTGCGTTAGAAAATCTTGCTCCATCACACTTGCGGACATTGTTCAAGACGCTAGGATTGGCTTCTTCACCGCCAATACAATAAGTTGAAGTCGCGGAACGGTAGCGGTAGCAATTGAGGGTGGTGTTGTACCAGAAACTCCCTTCCGCCAAAGTCATCCCGGCTTCTTGGGCGGTGGTGAGTTCTGTCCATTGAATCTGACTGAGGAAAGTAGGTCGGACTGTTTGCGCGCAAATGGAAATCGGAAGCAACAGGAGTAAGAGCAGAACTTTCTTCATCAATCTGCTCCTACCGCAAAACTGTAACTGGCGGTGAGGCCAGCGGGCGCAGGCGCACCAAGAATGATCCGAAACCCTTTGGAGAAGTCAGTTTCGCCCGGTCGGAACTCTATCGCATAGGTCACGATTAGATTCAACGTCACCATCGGCACGATACTTGTCATTCCGCTGGTTCGGTAGGTAAAGCCATCGTCAGCAATCACCACATCATGTTCGGTGGCGTTGAGAGTAATGGCGACTGACCCGGTTGGCCGGTAGCGGGTTGCCTGTAAGTAAACCCTAGCCTCAATAGGAAGAGGCAAAGCGAGAACCTCCAGTGCCCCCACGCTTCCTCAGCCGAAAGCGAAAGCGACGGCGCGGTTTACGACCAGGCATAACAGAACCTCCGCGCCTTCCTGGGCCTCTCTGTCCGAGTGGAAGTCCCACAAGCCGGCGCCCAGGCATATCGCTAGGTCTAAGCCCTCCTAGCCCTGTCATTCCGCGCCCACGAAGGCTAGGAGACGCTAGGATAGTTTCTCGTTGTGGGGCTTGTTGGGAGCGGAATAGACTAGAGAAGGCCATGATTCTCCTCACACCAGCGCACAAAGTCGATCAAACGGGTTTGGTTGGCTTTCGCGCCAGTAGTTTCTTCGTAGAATTTCACACAGTTTTTGACGATTTCAACCGAATGGCTTGCTCGCGCAGGGATTGCTTGGCCGGGCCGCAGTTTCATTACCTCTGGTGGCGGCAGCAGGCGCGGCCTTATAATCCGCTTCGGTTTTGGCTTAGCTTGCTTTTTCACACTGGCCCTCGGCGGCGATTCTTTGCGTGACCGTGGTAAATGATGCGCTTCATGCTACCCCCTGTCAAGAGTTTCAGCCGGCGGTCGAGCTTCATTGCTAGTCCACGAGCAATGTGGCGAGTCGAGATGTCGGTGTTGACCAAGCGTTCTCCCAAAAGGTCTGCCAGCGGCTTTTGTCCAGCGCCGCCAATACGTTTTAGCCCGTAGCGTAAAGAGTCGTAGGGGTGATCTTCCTGCTCGGTGTCCACATCGTCGGGATTGTCCTCATCTAAAACCAAGGTGGGGAGAGTTCGGATCAAATTCGGGCAACCGTAAGGTTTTCGATTCAAGATGCCTTTGCGGAAAATCAGCATCCGCGGCAGAACTGGTTGTACGCCCATTGCTTCAAATTCTTTAACCGCTTCTTCTCCTTCGTTGCGGAAGCGTTCCATCCAGTGATTGTCAATCACCGGACGTGGAATAACCGGCTCTGCTGGTTCGGTACGAAGAAATTCATGCACTAGGAGTTTTCCACTCAGACGGTCGGAGTCGCTAGGTTCTACTGTCCAGCCGACTTGCTGGAACACTTCGTCAAACTGCTCTGCAATCGTGTGGGTAGCTCCGGTCTTGGCCCAACAAGCGCGGTCGAGCACGATGGTCGGGCGGGGTTCACCTTCATGCTCGCGGATAATCCGCTCCGCCACTCTAGGGGGAAGCTGTTTGGTTCCGTAGGCTTCTCGATAGAGTAAGGCTTGGGGTGCGTCCGTAACCGCAAATGAAATCGCGCAGTAAGGCTTGGAGTAACCCCAGTCAATCGCAATCACTCTCGGCCACCACGATTCCAGTTCGTGGGGATCACAGGTATGCACTTTGTAGTCCCATTCGGGAAAACCTTGTCCGGTAAAGATATTCCAATTGCCTTCCAGCAAAGCGGTGCGCCACGGTTCCGGCATCCCCTTCAGGCGCTTGATGTAGTCAGGGTCGTTGGCCAGGAGAATCTTGTTGTCCCACACCTTAGCCGGAATGAACTGGCGGGTCAGTCCGGTTTTTTCCACTCGGTAGATTTTGTAGGGTATGAGTTTGTCAATGAACATCGCCTTGACCCAGGCGTGACCAATTCTGCCAGGATTGGAAGTTGCTCGGACGAGCTTGCGCAGGCCGAAGCCAGGGTTTCGAATGTAGCCGTTGATAGTTCGGTATTGGTACTCGGTAAAGCCGGTCAATTCTTCCCAGCCGATAAAGGCGTACTGTGTTCCTTGGTAGCGGTGAACGTCGTACTCGGATTCGCAATATCCGAATTGAATCCCCGCCCCGGAGGGAAACTTCCATACATGCTTTTGGGAATTGTAGTGGGCTACGCCGCGTAGGAGTTGGTGGGAGCGCTCGATCAGACCGCCTTCTTGTGCCAACTCTGCCAAGGTGCGGCGCAGGATCAAGGCTTTGTAGTAGGGATGGTGAACTTGAGAACAGGCTATACCAAGAATACCATCGGATTTCCCACCGCCGGCAGCTCCGCCATAAAAGCATTCATCGGCGCGGGAGTAATAGAACTCGCTTTGCGGGCCTTCCTGCGGCTCCCAAATGAAGGTCTTTTTTTCAGGGGCAAGCGCTGTGGTCATGGAATTGAATAGTTCCACGTAGCTGCGATCCCGCCGCTGATGGCTGCTATTCGTGGCAGCCAACGTTCGAATTTGTGATGGCCTGTGCGATGGAACCAATAACTAACTCCTACGCCTGCGCCCGAAAGAGAAAAGGCGGCTACCGCGATTGTTCGGCAGTTCTGGCTAGGGAAAACGGCTTCACGGTAGCCGCGGCGAAGAAAGCGGCAAGTGGAATGAACATCAAGAGCGCGGGTGGCAAACATCGCAGAGAACCCAATCAGGTTATTGCGGTCAAAGAAACGGTGGTCAGGTTTTTTGTCCAGGATTGGCTGTGCGGCGGCGCTCAGAGAAAACACCAAGAATAGAATCAGAATCAGTTTCTTCATTTACCTACCAATAAACCACATCAGGCTCAGGATACGCAATCGAAGTGTCAAAGACAACCGGCGCCCGCTTGACTTGAATCGGATGCCGCCAAAACCAGACTCCCAAGAGGAAGTAAGAACTATGCTGGTGCAGGTAGCAATGCAGGCACGAAGAGCAGCGATAGTCAGCCGCACAAGAGACATCGCAGGTCGGTTTAGGCGGAAACCAAATGTGCCAGAGCCTACGGAGTAGAAGCGAGAATCTCAAGAGGCTTTCCCACCAGCATAGACCGAAGCTGCACGCTTGAATTTCCCCACTGCTTGCGGATGCTTCAACAGATAGCAAAACTCCTTCCAAGTCTCCAAGCGTTGCTGGTAGATGTCTTTGAGGGTTCCTTTCTCTTGTGGGTATTGCCGAATCAGCCGTTCCAGGGATTGCTCGGTCATAAGCAGGTCTTGCTGGACAGTATGGGCGGTAGCTTTCTTCATCTGAACCAAGCGCCAGAAGAAGAAGGCTTCCGCTTTCGGATTCCAATGAGGGTTGATGCCTTCAAACTCTCTGGTTCCGAGGCTCATTGGAGGAGGGCACAGGATTCGAACCCGTAGTACCGTCTCTCGAACGGTACGCCTGTTTTCGGGACAGGTGCCTTAGCCATTTCAGCCAGCCCTCCTCGGAAAAATTGCCCTCTGTGGCAATCTGGCCGCGCACG